ATTAAGAATACAACTCTTTACTATTTCATAATGAGTATTATCTGGTGTAACAACAAACACCCAATCAACAGAATCTAATTTATCAATGTAAGTATCTTTACTTCTACATATAAATTTTACATTCGATAGTTTTTTTAGCTTTGAGTATAATATTTTACCCCAATGACCATAACCAACTAAACCAACATTTAACATAGAACTTTATTTACCTTTTAGCTAAATGTGATTTTGTACTTCTTTTAAAGTATTTATTATCTCGTGAATCACCTTGAATATAATTGAATTTAATTTTATTTTTCCAGGCAACATAATTAAAACTTAATTGATCTCTTCTACTTCCATATTGTATTTCTGTCCACCAATTTTCCATTAACTCTATACAATCTTTCTCATTATGTCTCCTCAAAATAACCATTGTAGTTGCCAAACCATTGTTTGGTGGAAATCCTTTTGTATAATATCCGTTGACTTGATTTTCAATAATTTTTGCATTATCTTTATAGTGATGATAAGGAAAACCGTTAGTACATTGTCCTTCACATTGCCAACCCGGTTCTCCCCCTTGACATCTCTGTGTATTCAACTTACCATAATACAAAATTATTTTTGCTTCTTCGTATAAACAATTTCGTGAGTCAAGTTTATTTTGTCCGTGATCATATAATGCAATATTGGAATCACCTAAATATTCATCTACCAATTCATCAACATCCCCAAGAATAGTCATATTACCATCTATGAAAATACTATACTCATAATCTTTTAAATATCTATGTGGCAAAACCTTAAATCTTTTAGCATTTCTATTATCATCAGAGTATAACGATAAACTATTTTCTTCACTAAAACACTTCCAATCCCAATTTTTAGGTAGTGATTGGGTTATTGGCTCATCATATCCACCAAATATTGTGCTATATATTATATTACTCATACACCTTTACCCAATGGTTAATCATATCATCCATTAAAGTTTCAAATGTGTATTCTGGTTTCCAACCTAATGTAGTTCTTAATTTTGTAGAATCACCACGAAGATATTTAAGTTCTTCTGACCTCATAAATCTTGGATCCTGTGTTACATAATCTTTATAGTCCATACCTAACTTAGAAAATACATATTTACACATATCACCAACCGAATTAGTAACTCCTGTTGCACATACAAAATCATCTGGCTCTGTATGATTTACAATCATATGCATTGCTCTCACATAATCCTTTGAATGTCCCCAATCACGATAAGCGTCTAAATTACCAAGAGGTAGTTTATCCCTTAGTCCGTTCTTTATCTCTACTGCAGTTTTAACAACTTTATTAGTCACAAAATTTGAACCTCGTCTTGGTGATTCGTGGTTGAATAGAATACCATTACATGCAAATAGTTTGTAAGCAAATCTATAATGTCTTACCATGTTATAACCAAATACTTTTGTACAACCATAAGGACTTGTCGGCTCCATCTTTGTAGTCTCTCTTTGAAATCCATCTTCATCTACGGTACGACCAAACATTTCGGAAGATGATGCCTGATAGAATCTTGCATTCGGACAATTATTCTTGTAAGCCTCTAATATGTTTAGTAAACCAAGTGCGTTAGTCTGTACAGTAAATTGTGGTATATCCATACTAATTCTAACATGACTTTGTGCTGCTATATTATATATTTCATCAGGTTGTATGGTTCGTATCAATCTCTCCAAGGAACTTACATCAAGTAAATCACCATAATCTAAATTAAGTAATTTAGAAATATGATCTATTCTTGACCTTTGATTTTCAGTTACCGAACTTCTTCGGATTATACCATAAACATCATAACCCTTTTCGAGTAATAATTCTGCTAGATAACTTCCATCCTGACCAGATATACCGGTTATGAATGCCTTTTTCTTCATTTAAAAATCTCCATTTTTGTCAAATTAGGCCAATCCTCTAAAACCCACTTTCGTGGTTCAGTATCCCTAGCCTCTTCAAATTTATCTATACCTATCTGAGCAATTTCAGGTGTCATATAATAATGATATCCAATTGTATCTATGTTTTGTTCTCTCCAAGGTACATTTGGAATTCTACCATCATAGACCATTTTAGCTAATTTATGTGCCGACTTCTTATCATCTACTAAAATCATACCACCCCTACCAAGACTTAAATGTTTTTGAAATTGAAAACTAAGACACATAAGACTATTTGGAATATAACTATTTTCTTTCCATAGTACTGCGGCATCATAAATACCACTATTACTTATTTCATAATAATCTTTCCAATCTTCATCTCTCCACTCCAATGGTATTCCCAATTTATGTGATAGAAATGGTATGGATAGATAAGTTCTTTTGGGTATTGATAGTTCTTGGATACCCCTTAATCTAAGACAAAGTTCTATTCCATGTGTACAACTATCTACTGCTATACCATACTTTGCACCAAACCAATCACTAACCAATGACTCAAAATCGTGTACAACCTTCCAACTCATAACTATTTTAAAGTAACCTTGTTATCAAAAATATTAACATAACCATTTCGTAGATAAGTATCAATATTATTGTTGATATCACACCATTTTTTTGCATATTTACCTTTATATTTTTCCGAAAACATTGGATGATAATATTCATCACATCCCTCAAAAAAATAGTGAATAGCCTGTGTTAATCGTGTTTTTTCAAAATCTGTTACTCCCTCTATATTACAGCCTCCATGTAAAAGATTTGCCGACCAAATTAAAGCAGTTCCTTTTTTTATATTGGCAATATAAGATTCAACCTTTTTTTCTTCTACTAAACTTTGGATAAATTCTTCATATATAGTATAATTTACCTCTTCACCATTTTCTATTTTATCTGGATGTGGTAAATTTAATGAATCATAATCATAAACATCCCACTTATGACTTTTGGGAATAATTTTTAACGAACCATTTGACTCGTCAACATTTTCAAGTGCAACCCAAACACCCACCATCCAAAGTTGTGGAATAGTATGAAAGTGAATTATATCACTATGCAATGGTTGATTGCTACCCTTGAAAAAATTAATTGTTGAAAATGGAAACGGTTTTTTTCTATAAAACATCTTTAATATATTTAATATTTTACTGTTTACACATAATTTTGCAACAAATTCACTCTGTTTCCAAAGTTCAAATATTCTTTTAGATGTAGTGTATTGATAATGATCAGATTGATAAACGGTTGTTGATGAATCACTAAATTTATACATATCCTTAACAATACAATCAACTTCGTTATCAGTTAATTTTAAATCAATTTCCACATATCCATCTTCGTGGTACTTTGAACATAATTCTTTTTCATCATTTGATAAATCTGATGCATCAAGTAGGTCATAAAAAAATGGTGATTCTATCCAAGGTAAAGATAACTGGTTCTTTTCAAATTTCATAACCTAACTCCTTAGCATATTTATATGCATTCTTACTATCTCTCATTTTGATTGGTCTGGCAGGACTACCTGCATAAATAGTCCAGGATTCGGTATCCTTTGTTAGTAGTGAATGTGCCCCAACTACTGAACCTTCCGCTAATGTTATTCCTGGCAAAACACAAGAATTAATACCAATACAAGAAAACATTTTAAATGTAACTGGTTCGATAACAACATCTTTATATTTTCTTGGAACCTGTGGATTCATGAGTGATCCTGTACTAAAATCGTCTCCACCACATACTACTTTTGCCCCTGCTGCCAATCCACTAAAATGTTCCATTGTTAACATTGCATCAAATCCACCTATTATTACACAATATGGTGCCATATGAACATAATCTCCAATATCAAGTTTTGTAGTACAATAAACTCCCTTATCAATAGCAACATAATTACCAAACTTTACATCATTTTCATGTTTAAGATAAACATCCGAATCCATTCTAAAATCAATACCGGTATTCATTAAAAATCTAAGCCCCCGTTTATTTTTAATGAACACCCACTTACATATTCGGTATCTATCAAATATCTAACAGCGTTTTCTATTTCAGATATCTTACCCCATCTCTTTAAAGGTATATTATTTTTAACTTTTGTTCTAAATGGTTCTGGTACTTCATAAGTAAGTCCACCATCCATATAACCCAACTGTAAAGAATTACAAGTAATACCTTTGCTGAGATTTTCTACACTACAAGTTTTTACTAAATTATCTATAAAAGCCTTACATCCAGAATATACACCCGTTCCAAATGCAGGTTTAGTAGACATTATAGAAGAGGTTAGTATAATTCGACCATATCCATCTTCTCTCATACCTGATAAGCAATTTGATAATATATTTAAATTACCCTCTATGTTAACTTTAATTTGTTTTTTTATCTGAATATTGTCACCATCATATTTATGTAGAACAGTATTATAATTGTACCCACTAAAATTAACTACAATACCAATATCTGTTTCAGATTGAAAAAAATCCTTGACCTCTTGAAAATTTGTCACATCTACATCTTTAGAACTTAGTGGAATTACATTATAGTCATTTTTTAATTTATCACATAGTGGTTTACCCAAACCACCACTCCCACCAAAAACTACTAATCGTTTATTCATGATTAATCACCATTGAACCCCAATTCCAACCAGAACCTATTGCAGTAAGTAATAATTTATCACCATCCTTCACTTCACTATTTTTAAATGCATCATCTAATGCTATCGGTATAGATGCTCCTGCAATATTACCATACATATCCATAACTGATTTCATTTTATAATCTGGTATACCCACTTCCTTTATTATTTCATGTAAAACTTTTATACCTGCCTGATGGGGAATTATTAATGATATGTCTTTGGATTTCAGATTAGTTTCTTTCAACACAGATTTTATAGATTTAGGAAGTACATTTAAAGCCTGTTCTCTTACTTCTCTTGGTGTAGTTTTATATTTAGTATCCAATTCACAATTGAAACCACTAAAACCAGTACCACTACCATCACTTTTTATTTCAGTAAATATCCATCCCTTTTCTGATTGACCAAGTATTACTGCACCTGCACCATCACCAAAAAATATACAATCTCTGTGTGTATAGTCTGTTATATTAGAATAAGCTTCTGTGCCCACAATTAATATATTTTTATACATACCACAACTAACCAAAGGTGCAATAACTCCAATAGAAAATAAAAATCCCGCACATACTGCGTTTATATCAAAACAGGGTATCTGTCTTTTTAATCCTAACTTTCTATGAATAGTACATGCAGTTGATGGTGATATTCTTTCTGGACTTGATGTTGCCACAACAATCATATCTATATCGTCATAACTTACATGAGAGTTAGATATAGCCTTTATAGCAGACTTAACTCCTAAATCCGAAACACTTTCATCTCCAACTATTCTGCGTTCTCTGATACCTAAATTATTATATATCCAATCATGTGTAGTATCTATATTTTTAGATATATCGTGGTTAGTAATTATTTTTTGAGGAAGATATGAACCAGTACCTTTAAGTTTTACATTATGTATATACATTTATAAAAAAACTTTATCATTTTTTTGTCCTTTATATGGACCCGTTTTATACTCGTAAACTAAAGTATCATCCTCTAATATTAAATAGGTGTGTCCACCACCTAAAGTCACAGAACAATCGCCTTGTTTTAGTACAGGTTTAGATAATGTAACTCCATCCGTATCCATCAAATTACATTCTACGCTACCTTTTATTACCACCCAAGATTCTTGAGCTATACATTGTTCTTCACCTGGTTTCCAAATATGTTGATGTGGTTTAAAAGTATGTCCCTCATTCATATTTAATGCTGATAACTGAATGAATTCCTTTTCTCCTACTACATCTCGTCTATGTCCTTCTTCTATCGTGTAGAATTCATTGGCCTTATGAATAATATGTAACAACTTATCAGGATCTACCTTTGAATAAATCAATTTCAATGATATACCTCCTTTATAATTTTATTATCGACCACAGGTTCATAATGTCTTAACATTCCCATCTTGGGTATTGCAAAAAGTCTGTCATCTAATAAACTATGAAGTCCAGTATTCATCCACCTACCATTTTGTCGTTGAAAAAAGTTTTCAAATGAATGTGGTGTTTTCTGTGGAAATCGTTCCAGTACTTGATTTTCATAGTTTAAATTTAAATATGTTAAAATTTCATTTAAAAATGATTTTTTATAAACGGAAACAGATGATACCGTTTGAGTTGTCCACTTATTACTATTTACTAAATGTAAAAACTTTTTAGTATCATAGTTACCAAAATATTTTTTATCCGTACCATAAAATTTTATATCATCGATTCTTGACATTTGCATAAATTCACAATCATATTTTATAAACTCATCCATAAGATTATCAAAATATTCCATTGTATTAATTACAGTTGTATCTTCGGGTGGAAATATAAATATATAATCTTCTTTAATATCGAAAATCATACTTTGAATTATTCTTCCATAATCTTCTGTTAAATCATTATAAAATGTTAAGTTTTTAATATTTTTACTGAAACATTTATAAACATCATTAAAAAAAGTTGGTGTATTATAATTCACATACCAGTTATATTCACCAAAATATTTATTTTGTATTGGTAAAACATGATGTAAAGTTTTCAATCTTTCTTCGTGAGTAACCACAAAGTTTTGGACTATTGCTAATTTATTCTTCATATATAATCTACCCCATCAATATAATTCATACCAAGTGGATATTGCCTAACAGATTCATATGATTTACTATACCTCATTATCAAATGATTTGTTCCACATTGATTTGATATATTCACTTTTGCCTTAGATTTAATGTAAAGTTGGATTCTCAAATCTATATTTCTCATATCTAATGTACCATCTATAAAGTGAAATTCGGTTTCCTTTAAAGGTTTATAAGTCCAATAAAAATAAGGTAAGGAATTTTCCTTTAAAACTTTGGTCATAACCTTTTTATCCTTATCATAACTTTCTTGATGGTGTTTACCCATCTGAGTTCCAAATCGTTCAGAAACCAATAAACAACCAAAATCTTTACCTTTGGTTCTGTCTTTTATTATTGCTTTACCGAGTGTCTCCTCTTTGGGTGACCAATACATTTCTGGTTGATAATCATCCATTTCCTTACCTGTAAATTGCCAAAACTTTAACATTTGTTTCAACAGTGGATTGTCTTTTTTAGTCTTGTCGTAAATTCTATAATGATCATGAAATACTTCACCCTCTATCTCATCAACAAACTCATCTACATATGGGTTATTTTTAAACACCACATCACAATTGTTATGAAACTTTCCAAACAACTGATTAATTAATTTTTTCGTAGGAACAACTACCTTACAATTTGGATACTTTTCTTTCAATAAACGAGGCATTGCTGATATGATTCCCCAATCACCTATTCCGTGTGCGGTTCTCATAACCATAAACTTTTGCTTATCTAAATATTCATCGGGTATTCTCAATCCTTCTGATTCTTCAAATCCAAGTTCATTTGTTTCTTCAACAGGATATAGTTTGTTATCTACTATTCTCCAAAATATCATATCTTGATTCTTCCCATTATTATTTCTTTGAACATTATCCAATCACATATTTTAGCCTTGAGTGGGTTATGAAATGCAGCTGGTTTATTTTTTTCAAATAAATAATGACCACTCCAAGCAAAAGGATAAATCACAAATGGTATAATTGGAATCAAGTACCAATACCAGTTATAAATTACAAATATAGTAAATATCAATGTGAATACTTGACCTGTAAAGTGTAACCTTCTACATCTTCTGTCTTGATGGAGTGTTAGGTAGTATTTATAATACTCATTTATCATTCCAACTAACTTCCCAATCTTTAAATTCTGATGCTATACAATCTATCTTATAATCTTTTCTACCACCCACGACTTCCATAATTTTATTTATTGCAGTATTTCTAATACCATTTAATCCGTGAGTTAACATTAAATTATCTGAACCTTTTTGACCTTTTCTAACCATAGATTCATTATACCAAATATGTGCATTCATTTGAGACAATACCACAATTGCTCGTATAACCTCACCCGTTATCTCACCTTTATGATCCCTAAGAATCATATCGATATCATGTACCATATCACTCATTTCTTTTGCATAATTCTTTTTGTTTTCAGGAATGAAAACTTCTTTTAATTGATGAATACTCAATCTATCAATTAACTCACCAAGAGTAGGTAACCATCTTCTCTGTTTTGCCATTACATTCTCCTTACATTCAACTCTTCACTAAAATTAGTATTGTAATATAAATTTTGCTGTTCTTGTTTTTCGATTGTTTTTGGATGATATAAACTTAACTCTTCGTGTGGTGGTAGGTGCGAGTAAGTTTTACAACCTACAATGTGTTCATGAAGTGGTCTTGTCCAACGAATTTCACTATCACGGCGGAATACACGGGCTTGATAATCAGGATAGTTCACCCATTTCTTTTCTGTAACTCTCCAACCCCATCTTTGTATGTGTTCATCTGTCATACCATCGATAGTGTTGACTCTTGGTATCCAAACCAAGTCAACTCCATCATTCATTTCTAATATTTGTTTAAGTTGCTGTAATAATATCTCGTGTGGATATTCATCGGCATCTATATGAAAGATATAATCACCAGTTGACTTTTCTATTACAGAATTCTTGTGGTCTGCAAAATTCCCATCAAGTTTTCTATTATATACTATGATGTCTTTCTTTTTATCAATATCACCACTACCATATTGTTGAACCCAGCTCGTAATAACTTCTTGTACCTTTTCATCATTACCATCAACACAAATAACGATTTCATCTTCAGTATCGGTTTTGTGTACTAATACTTCTAATAACTTATTCAGTTCTTCAGCTTCATTATGAACTGTAATACCATAACTAATCTTCATCACTTAAACCAAATTTTTTGATTGAAGCTGGATCTAATACTCTGATAAAATCGTATTCACATATATCAACTTTTGATATTTTATCTAACTTAAATGTCTTGTATATATTTGGAATTTGTCTTGTCAAAGTCTTTACTCTTTTATTGTAAAATTTAATATTTGCCCTACCATCAGGAGTTTTCATTTCTAAAAATGTAGTACCTCGATTGTCTACTACCATTTCTTGCAATCCACCGGTTTCTTTTACAACTTTTTTTAACTCTCTTGGTGGTAAATAGTCCATATCAAGACAATGTAATAATTTTTCTTTATCGTTACCGGTATATGGATAGATATTTAAAGCTACCACTAAGTATCGTGTTTTATTTGCTGAATCACTCTTATATCTAAGTTCATATATAGGACCAGATTCAATGGTTTTTGGAGTAACAGTTTTTCTGTTTTTAACATTTCTAAAGTGTTGAGAAAAATATCCCATTACTTTAACTTCTCATCATTTACGATTCCCATGGCCCTACATGCATGTAGAAATTCATACTGACCAAACTCTGCTGCACTTTCAACATCTAATCTTTCAGTATAATACTCTCCATCTTTACCAGGTACAGGATACTTTTCCTTATCTTCTTCATCAACTTTTACAACCGATGCAAACTTCCACATCCAATCTTCGGTACTACCTTCAGGAAAAATTATACCCAACTTACCCATATTTACAACACTTGGATACCACCATATGTTTCTATCTCTATCCTTTACAGATAAATCCTTTACCAATTGTGATGTCTGTTGTATTTTATCTATGTTTTCATCAGTATAATTAGAATTACTCATAAAACCACAATTGAAACACATATAAGAACTGAATGTTTCTTGTACATCTTCAAAACATCTATCTTGGTCGTAACATAAAGGACAATTAATTACTCTTTCCATTATACGCTCACTTTCTTCAATTTAGGTAATTTAAGTTTAGGTGGTTCTTTTGTTTCACCTACCTTCTTTAACTTAGGAAGTTTCAGATTTACTTGCTGTGGTTGTTCTTCAAACTTAGGTAAATGTTTATCCAATATCTCTTCGAATTTTACGGTCATGGCATCAAGTGAAAATTTAGTTCTATTTACAATTGCCTGTTTCTTACCTTTCAAGGTATACTTGGAATAATTCTTATATACTTCTTTCAAAACATTTGATGCATATTGGTAATTTACCTGTGACCATTGTGCTCCTTGAACCAACATACCTTTAGGTACACTACCACCAGGAACTTCTACTAATGAAGTAGGTAGTGTTATTGAATTTTCTGCTGATAGAAAATCAATCTGTCCACCCCAATTTGGTGCTATAACAGGTTTTTCACTCAAACTTGCTTCGAGTAATGGTCTACCAAATCCTTCTCCGTGTGTGAAAGATAAATGTGCCTTTATCTTTGGGTGATTGTACAAACCATTTATTTCATCATCCCTAAAATCACCATGTAGTAAGTATACATTAGGTAAATCACCTTTAATACTACCTTTGATATCACGGATCTGTTTTAACATATCTTCCCTATCTATAACACAAGGTGTAGCACCACTTGTTTTCATCACAAGAGCTGGTTTGTCTTTTGTGTCTCTAAATGATTCAAGAAATGTTTTTACCATATGACCAACATCCTTTCTATCATTTCCCATTCCACCTTGTAACCAATGTCCTACGAAAAGAAAACAGAAATCTTCCTCAATACCTTCCATTTGAGTAACAAGGTCTTTTGAAAACTCATTTGTCTTTTTGTATACATTTAAGTCTGCACCTTCGAATAATACTTCCAAAGGTTTAGTTATCTGAACTTTTTCTATCAGTTTATTTGTTTTCTCGTCCTTCTTATCAAACACACTTCGTTCAATCGTTTCCTTTACAAAATTTGCAGGAACGATATTCATATTCATTCTATTCAACCCTTCTATCCACTCAGGAGGACACAAGGTAGTTTCAATACCGGCTGTTATACCAATATTAAACTTACCTATTGGTGAAAACTCATTTGGTACTACAATATGGATATGAATATCAGGTTGCCTTTCCATATTCGGTTGATTAAGTAATCTCTGAATGATAGGGATATCTTCAGGATTTTGCTCACTTAATGCATTTTGTGGTGTTGAACCCCAACGAACAGGAAAGATTTTAATATCAAACCTATCCATATTGATTAATGACCTACAAATATCTCTACTATGTGCACCATATCCACTTCTTGTACCAACAGGTGCAGTAACTAAAACCAATGGTTTCATAAATTCTCCTTATGCTTTATGTAAAGTGAATCGTTCTCTTGGAGTCCACTTTTCGAATGCCATTTCCATATGGTCTACAAACCTATTACTCATAAGTTTTGCAGACATACCAACTTCTTCTTTCAATAAATATTCCCTACCTTTCAACCCAGCAGATATTCTTTCTTCCTTCGGTGTATCATACCACTCACGAATCTTTACTGCTGCATCTTCCCATCTTGGTCTATCATCCATAATGTATGGTGTTGGAATAGAACCTTGAATGGAACGACACGCTGGCCAAACTGGTTTCATCCATTCACCCCAAGTCAAATCAGGATTATCCATCCATTTGTCTCTATCGTGTAAAGAATGAACCCAACCATAATCCTCAACGGTTAATAACTTACCTTTGTACTTGAACCCACATTGGTCTTGTAATCCACCGGTAACATTAACTATCGCAGGAGTTCCTGCCATTATTGACTCACAAGTACCTAAACCAAATCCCTCATTACTTGCTAAATTGATAGTCATATCTGCTATGTTGTAATGGTAATTCATTTGAAACCCATCGAGTCGTTGATGTGAAAAGATTACATCATAATCAGGACAGATATTTCTAACCACTTCGGGTAAATCCGTTCCATTATCATCTATTGGTTGTGTGTGCATAACTAATGCACATTTTTTGGCTTGTTCTTCTGATAACCCATCACAGAATGTTTTGAATGCCATTATAACATCGGCCGGTAGTTTTCTTCTGATGTTTCTATTGTTCCAAAAAACTATAAAATCCTTTTCACTACCCAATAGTACATCCTTTCTCCATTTCAACAACTCTTTATTATCCCTACTCAAAGGAAAGAATTCTTTATCGGGTATACCGTGTGGTATATAAGTACAATCCCACTCGGTTCTTGGTTTTCTCTCACATACATTATTAACAATATTATGCGTCTGTTTAGAGATATTCATAATCAAATCACAAGACTCATAAAAATTCTCATTCCATCTTGGGTATGGTAAATCATCCCAAATGTTGTAATAGAATATAGGAATATTTTGTCTAATTTCATGTTCCATTTGATATAACCAAATCCAAAATCTTGGATCTGTATAGTGAATTATAGCATCAGGTTTTTCAACATTAATTAAATTTCTCAATAATTCTTGGTTACCATATCCACTAATTGGATAAATTTTTAACCATGCATCCTCTACACCAGTTTCCTTACGAATTGAGTCATTCATATCAACAATCTTACCCTCTTCAGGATGTTTGATAGCACCACCTAATTGAACCCAATCATATTTATCTATTGTTCCCAATACAAAATTTTTGGACACGGTACCAACTCCACTTGTCATCCGTAAATCATCGGATAACAACATTATTTTTTTCTTTTTTGGTTTGTTGGGATTGACTTTTTGTAACTTTGGTAATTTAATTTTCGACATATTAAAACCTACTTCCACTTATTTGTAATTCATCATATTCTAATATAGACTTATGATACTCTACATCAGTTAAATATTTATGTAATGACCTATTGACTATTTTCTGTAAAGTAAAATCGTCCCTAAGTGCACTACCCTTAAAATTTTTATACAAGCTTTCTAACACCTTTACTGATGTTAATTTTGTTTTAGCTTTCATTTACATACTCCATATATACATATATAAGTATATACTTAACTTAAAATAGTTACTTTTTTATTTAATTTTTGTGCTTCTTTTATAGTATCCATCGTACCCTTTGTATATCTATCCTTTGGCATAAAAGCTATAATAACATCACTATACTCCGCTATCTGTTTATTCCTATCATTAAAATTACCTGGATAGTATTTCTTACCATAATGATCTCTTTCTAATATACAATGTTGATTGTAAGCATAATGTCTCGGTGGAAACTCCACATACTTCATATCAAACTCTAATGCGTATTTTTTAGCATAACCATCGGCACCCTTTGGTTGTCCACCACTTACAATCTCAACTTTTTCTTCAAATTGTTCTTTTAATTTATATACAAACTCTTTTACTTTCCTTTTGTTTGTATATGTACGAGAACCTATTATACCAACTCGTTTCATTATACAACTGCCCTACCTTTCATTCTTTCCCAATCTCTATTCTTTCTTACTTTATCATTTACACTAAGAACCGATTTTAATAACTCTGAATCAAACTCACTAACTATAGCTGAAACATCTTTAGGTAAACAATGTCCACCAAATCCACAATCACCATCGGGACCTGGAACTGCCCAATGTGATTTACCAAGTCTTTCATCATATGCTGAATACTCTACTACTTTATCATAATCAATTCCTATCTTATCACATACTATTTTCATTTCATTTGCAAATGATACTTTGGTTGCAAGAAATGAATTAATAAAATATTTTACCATTTCAGCAGTTTTACTTCCTGTCTTAACAATAGTTGCACTTGGAAATACCTTACTATAAACTTGTCTTAATTTATTAGTTCCTTTTCTTGTACCACCCAATATGATACGAGTCTGATTTTTAAAATCTTCAAGAAAATTCATCTCGGTAAGAAACTCCGGATTGAATATAACATTTACATTTTTGTATTTTTTATGTAGTCTTTCAGTTGTACCGGGTGGTACCGTAGATTTAATTACCACGATTATCTTTCTATTACTTAACTCATCTATTTCTTTTACAACACTTTCTACCACCCCGGTATTGCAACTTCCGTTTCTATTCATTGGTGTTGGAACACATACAAATATGATATTACACCTCTCGACCATCTTACTTAGATCAGAGGTACTTTTATTTTTATCATACTTGTCATAAGTTTCTACATCATAATAAGATTCAAATCCCACCTTAATAGCAGTTCCTACATAACCCTGTCCTACTATTCCTATTTTCATTAATCATTCCTCTTCTGTTTTCTAATAGGCTTATCATTATTTTTTGGTTTCTTACAAAATTCGTGAGTTTTACCGAATTGATTTAATCCTGCCAATACATTACCTTCGTATGTATATCTTGCTCTATTACATTCATATTTCCTATCGGGAATAATATCAAACCATACAAATATATCAGTACCAACCTCTTGTGTAGGTGTGATTGTGGTTTTATAGTGGAGTAATTTTTCGTATTTTTCAAGAAAAGTTTTTATCTGTGATGATTTTACCTCATCCTTATTATACCATAGGTGTAACTTAAACTGACCTATTTTATATATTTGGTTGATTTTATCTATAACATATTCTTCTATCTCTGTATCAATAAATTCTGTCAATTTCAATCTCAATGTTATACTATGCATTTTATAAGTCCTTACATTTAGTAAATGCTTTGCACTTACTTTTTGGGTGACACTTCTCGTAGTCATTATGTTTTATGTTACCATCTTCATCATAACACTCTTTCATAAATGCTTCAAGCCTACGAAGTACTTTATTGATAGATGGTTTACCATTTGCTGGTATGAACTTTTGTATCCTTTTCTGTGGAAAATCTGTATTCTCGTATAGTTTTCTTTTGACGATAAAATACTCAACATCAATCCTATCTAATGGCATATCAAATTGCTTAGAATAGAAAGATTTGTATAATAATAATTGGTCGGTTTTATTCTTATCAGCTTTTTGATATTTGTTCCAACCCCAAGTTGATGTTTTTATATCAATAATCTTGATACGATTTCTGATATTGTCTTTAATAATTAGGTCAATGAAGCCTTTAAATTTTAGATTATTTGGTAAATCAGAGTTTAGAGATGTCTCGATACCAACCAATTCATAACCTTTCTTACTGAAATAATCAGCCCTCTTCTTTCTAAAAAACTCTAATATCTTCAATCCATCTTCGTAAAACTCAACCATTTCATTTTGGGTACAGAACTCTTCACCACCATTTCTAACCATAATTTCCATAAAATTCTTTTTCAATCTATCTTCGAGTTCTTCATTGAGGAGCATTTGATCTGCTTCCTTGATACTTTTACTATACATTACCTTCAAGTATTCCTGTAACACTTCATGCATACTTGTACCAAATAGTGTATACATATTATCCGTAAAAGGTAATGCCTTATCTACATATTGTAATTTCCACGAGTATGGACATTGTGACCATAGTGAAAACTGACTATATGATATTGATTTTTTAGCCATTTAATTTCTGAATAACAGATTGTTTAGGTAATCCACCTATAAATCTATCAACTTCAACTCCATTTTCTTCTATAACAGTTGTGGGTACTGACCTAACATTGTATTGTTGGGCAAGTGATTTATTCTCGTCCACATCGAGTATTTGTACTGAATGACCTTCGTTTAGTATTTCGGTCATCACAGGTTTGAATGCTTTACAAGGGCCACACCATGTAGCTGTAAAGTATTTAGCCGTTCTCATCTTTGTCTCCTTTTAATAGACTTCTTAACCATTTAACATAGGCCCTAATTCTTCGACCTAATTCTTCATCATTGGGATACTTATCAACCATTTCCTCAACGATTGTTAGAGGTGTTTTCATTACTTACCCCATTTACCTCTTGCTACAATTGTTGCCATAATACCATAGTTACTCACATCTAAGTAAGCATCCTCTAATGGTTCATCCTTTACTGCTGACTTTCTACCAGTCATTAATAAGGTTTTAACCCTTTGTAACTTATCATTCATACGAAACCACAAACCTGTAAGTGAAAGATTTATCTCTTCCTTTGTTTTCAATTGTGTACCAACTGATATGTTGCCAGGACCGTAATCATGTTGTTTATGTAGAAACAATTCATATTGTTCCCTTTGTAGTTTTTTAAACTCCTTAGTCATTTCAGGCCATTCCTTTTCCATTAATGATATAACATCATCACTTCTAACCTGTTCTTCTACTCGTGGAGTATCTTTAATTACTTTTACTTTTTTTTCCATATTTATTCCTCGTTTCAAATCTAAAAGACTCTCAGACGGCATATACTTCTCCTAATGTCTTATAAGAATTTACAAACAATTTTTAACAAAGTCAAGTAATAATTTCATCAATAATACCATATTCTAAACATTCTTTTGCCGTCAAATATGTATCGTGTTGTGAAACCTTATCCCAAAACTCTTGGTCTTTATTTGTAACTTCTGCAAGTATTCTATTAATATTTTTTTGTAATTTTTTTAGATGGTCGGCTCCTTTTAGTACATCAGATGTTTTACCCGACTCAAATGCTGAACCCTCGTGAACCATCACAGTGGAATTTGCGGTCATTGTTCTCTTACCAGTTCCACACGCAAGTATTACTGCTGCAGCTGACATTGCAGCCCCAAGACAATGTGTGTTGACCTTGATTGGTAGAGTTTTGAAATAATCAATTATTCCCAACATAGAATATACATCACCACCATATGATGCAATTACTAAATTTAATTCTTTAGCGTCATTGTAGTGTATCATACTATCAAATCTCGTCATTGTTGCATAAAGTGTGTCCTGTTCTATATCGTAAGTCAAATACATTGTATTTGTCTCTAAATCAATTCCCCATTCCAATTGTTTAAATAGTTTTTGTGTGGTTGGGTGAACATTCGTCATACTGGCATAATTCACTTTTAATATTGGATCACTCATTTAATCTCCTTTTTAAAGACAAAAACTGGTTCATACTTATAACCTGCTCCCATCACGCTTGATAATGTTAATTGTAAGGAATCCTCTTGTATGAATCCTAATTCCTTAGAAATTTTTACTGTTTCTTCTTCTATAAATTTATACTTTGGTGTGTTGGCAATGTTTATTAACATATAACCATTTTGTTTTAAACCAATGTAACAATTCTCTAATGTTTTTCGTAAAAAACCATTTACCCAACTATCTTCTGTTGAGTATTTTATATAACTTTGAGTTTCCTCATCTGAGTATTTCTCTGTATCGAAATAAGGTGGTGAGGTAAAACATAAATCGATTGATTCTTTTTTAGGAACGAAGTCCTCACTTCCTTGTTTATATATATCAACCTTTTTATTTATGTATGAGAAATCCTTGCACATTTTCATCAACCCATTGTAAGTTTGTGTGGATGGTTCAGTACCTATGTAGTGTTTGGTGTTTTTAGCGGATAAAAAACCTAACAATCGACCACCCCACCCACAACTCATATCTCGTATTACTCCATCACCACCATACTTTTCATATATAAGTTTGGCAGCAGTTGGTCTAAAATTACTCACGGATTGAGTACCACTGTAAATTTTTATTGATTGTCTTAGTCTATTTTCATGAAAAATATTTCTTTCCCCATTAGGATCCTCTCCCTTGTAGTGTTTCTGTTCCCACTTCCAACATTTTCTGATTGTTGATTTAAACATTTTATCATCATGAAATATATCCATTGGTGAGTTTTTAGCACTACCACATACCACTTCCCAAAAATGTGGAAAGTAAGTCCAACACAACCTCAAACCATGCATAGTTTGGATAATCTGATTATCCTTGAATATGGTATCCACATCAAACTTTCTCAGTTTCTTTAAATGGTCGTGTTTTTCTTCTTCACGAATTGTGTAATGAGGGAAACCATGCCTACGATAGTAATCAAATATGATTTCCACACCATACTCGATATCCACCACATCTATTGAATTAGTAACCCTTTCAAACTCCAAGTCTTTCTCATCCACATCGATGAGTTTACCGAGAGTTTCGTAGTTTACTCTTGCCATTAGGGTAGATTTAGTTTCTTGATTTCCTTTGGTTCAGTTCCAAATTTTTGAAGTATAGACTTTAACTCAGCCTTACCTTGTTCGGAACTATAATAGATTTCTAAGTACTCGTTGGCCTCTTTTACACTAACCTCGTGATACTTTGTAATAATTTCAACAACCCAAGTTGGATGTTTCATAACCTTTTTTCCTTTGGTATACCTCAACCATTCCTTTTTCTTAGGAAGAACATTGGTGTATAGCTTGTATAATTCTTTTGGTTTCAGATTGTATCTCTGAAACTCATTTACGATTTCCACATACTCCATCTTCATAGATAAGAATCTATGTATCATATAGTTAGACCAAGTTTTTCTATCGGCATCATTAATATCATCCCAATAGTTTTTGGTTTGTTTTTGTGTGATATGTGTTATGTGATCAAATAGTGATTTTGTTTTCATAGTAATAATTAGTTGTTAAAATTTCAAATATCGAATTTATTTATGCCCTTTTCTACCCAATCCTTATCGGTCAATCTTTGATGTCCTCGTAGCCATAATTTTTCATGTTCTGATTTTGAAATTTTATCTTCTGTGATTTTTAAATTCAATTTTTTAATGAATGAATTAATCACATTACTATCGAATTCTTTTTGATTAATATTAGGATTCTTTTCTAACAACCCACCGATAACATCCGAAACATCTCCTTCAAATTTCAAATTGTCCACTTCTTCATCTCTTAAATACATAGATTTCAATGTTTTTTTATAATCTAAGTCTCGTATTTTATTTGCTAAATCTGTATGTAGTGAATAACTAATAGCAACACTTGTTTCTACCCAATCAAAAACAGATATCTTACCATTACCAATGGCCTTTTTCCATTTACCATCAATCTTGAACAAAGTATCATTTCTACCACTTTGTTTGGTTTCAATACCATATTTACCACACTCTTTACTAACCGTATCGATTAATAAATCAAGAGTTTTATCAGGTTCAAGTTTACTGAACAATGTTATGTTGGTGATTTGTGGGCCTTCAAGGTAGAAAGCTATATTTTCATTTGGAGTTTCTCTCCAATTATCCTCAACTAATATTGTTGCATCAAAGGTTCGTATTTTATCTTCTAATTTTTCTAAAATGTGTGTTAAATCAGTTGGATAGATACCAAAAAATGTTGCAGTTTCTTTCTCCAATGACCAACGAATCAAAGTTGGTTGTTCGATTTCTACTATATGCTGGTATTCCCAAATTCCTACATGAACCTCTGGTGAAACCAATCCCAAGTCTACATATCTAACTTGATTTTCCATTCCATTCAGAATAGTCGGTATAATCTTCGAATAATTCCTCACCTTTGACTATATCACGGTTGGATACATACTTGAAATCCCTACTACCAATTACCTCTACATCAAGGTTTGGTGTATCAGAATGATTTTGAAAGAACCAATTGGATTGCCAATTCAAACCTTTGGTCGTGTACATCCATATCTTACCATATTCTTCTTTCCAAGTGAAGTCTTTATTGTTTGGTTTTGTTCCAACACTAATTTGAGTATCGTAGATACATTGAATTAACCCATCACAAAAGTGTGAAACATCTTTCCAATCCACCCATACTCGAATACTCCTATCACATTTATCATACACACTTGTACCTTTTGGAATATCTCTAATTGCAACACTACCAACTCCATCACATATTGTTGATGGCCAAGGACGAGCCCATATGTGATTTTCGTACCAGTCTATAACAAAATCCTTATTGGTCATACACCACTTCTTTTTCATTGTAGATTAGATATATACCACTTGAAATTAAAAGTAATCCAAATATTTGCCATAATGATGGAGTCATGGTTAGAAAGAAATAACCGAGTGATACTCCAAATATAGGTGTTCCTAATTCAACAATACTTGTATTAGTTGCACCAATATTCTTTACCGCTATCCAATAACAAAGATAAGCGATAAAACTTGCCACTACTGAAATGTAAGTGATTGCAAGTAATCCGTTAAATGTAACTTCTGAAATCGTTGTAGTGGGTGATTGAAATAATGAAACATAAACAAACACACTCAAAAAATCATAAAATACAATTGTAAGTGGTTTGTACTTTTTCATAATACCTTGTCCTACTATGAGATAGGCTACCCAAGTCAAACAGGCTGCAACATCTAATAACACACCTTTAGTGTTTAGACCTTCAAGTGAGAATGATGGTATCAATTCAATGGCAAACATACAACCGAGTGTTCCCAATCCTAATGCAATCTTCCTATTATTACTAAATTTCTCCCCATAGTAAAATATGGAAATCAAACATAGTATGAATGGATACATATAAAATATTGCATAAATCACAGGTAGGTTCGGGTCAAGTAATTCCCAAGCAAACCAATACACCAATAAGTGTGCTGCAAGTATTACACCATTGATAAAAAATTGTTTTCTATCTTCCTTCTCAACATAAAACAAATTTTCGCCTGTTGTTTGTTTCTTCCATAACATCACCCCACCAAACAATAATGTGGCGATTAGAAATCTAACCGATAGAACTGATACGGGTCCTGCTCCTTCTGCAAATATAAAACTACCAGTTACTTCGAGAGTTGACCAAGCGAATACTGCAGTCGCTATTGCTATAAATCCTTTTAAAAATTTATTCATTTTCTTTTCCTACCTTTAAAGTAAAACCATAATACAATTTAACCTTTAAATCACCTTCTCCACTTAATTCAGCAGAAACAAATTGATTGGATTCTCCATACTGATACACAACACCATAAAGTGCTTGTGTTTCATCTTCGGTTCTTTCCAAACCACCAATTAGTCCTAAACCTTTTAGATGCCACATATTAGGTAGTCTAATAACGGCTCTTCCCCATTGATAATCTTCTCTAAATTCTGTAACATAATCTACAAACTCACTATATCCACTTATATCAAGTGCCTGTTTGTTTTGGTCATCAAGTGATACACCAACAAAGTGATCACCAAACTCATAACTCACACGACCTGATGTGTATTCCTCGAATCCATTTTCTATATCACTACCGTAATAGCTTTCTAAGAACCACTTACCAACTCCACCATAGATAGTAACACCATCTCCAAAATATAACAAACCAACATCGTTAGGTGTTGGTGTTTGATAGGTAAATTTATCACCTCTTGTTAAATCCAAATATGGAACATTAGAACCAAATGGAATTGGTTGTCTACCCAAAACAACCGTGAACTTATCGGTATAAGGTTTGTAGTATAACTCCTCGACATAAACACTACCTCTCGCCCAAGGTGCGTCCAAGAACATCGATATTCCCCACTTTGAATCATCGCCCTTTATGAATGACCAAACATATGGCTTCTCAAAAACAAAATGGTCTTTATATTCATCACCATTTCTATCATCACTACCTTCTGGATCATATTTCTCACTAATCGTAGTGTATCCTACTATACTATTTTTGATTGTTGCCATCTGTGAAAATCCAACGGTAAAAAAACATAATAGTATAGTTACTATTTTATTCATAACTAAACTCCATGTTTATAGATATTCTATATTCCTTCCCATATATAAAATTTGTTGTATGGTATAACCAATTTGGAAAAACAACCAATGAATTTTCAATCGGTCTATGTGAAAACTCGTTAGATTCTTCTTTGAATGTTATCTCACCCCCAACCATACCTTTTGGTACACTTAGATAGTACACCCCAACCATACTATCCGAAGTAGTGATGTGATTGTGCCAATTTAACGGACAATAATCTTCATTATTCACCATAGGGAAATATCGTCTTTTGTATGAAATTGGTCTATCATAAGTATCAAAGTTATCCTTACAAAACTCAATAAATTTAGCGTACAAATCTTTGAATATTCCCTCATCAGTATCGGTCATTACATTGTAACCAGCATTATCAAACACTTCATTATAGTAGATTTCAACGATGTTTTTCCTTGAAACTTCTATTGGTGAGTTTTTGAAATCCAAAAAATTTAACTCTTGATATACAGGTAAACTATTATGTATTTGTTTCATCAAGTTTTCTCAATTCTTCTATGTTAGGAATTAATTCATATGTTTTATCTGTTTTGTAACACTTTTCCGATACCATCAAATCACCAATAATATCATTTAGAAAAGTGTCCTCAACATCAATATCTAACTTTCCTAATAAATCACAAAAATTGTTACGATGTTTATCAGTATAACTATTTCTCGAAAATAAATCCTCATAACTATACACTATAAAATCATCATCTATAAAATTTAAAAAATATCCCATTTTATCTCTTACATCATCTATTTTTTGTCTTACAATATCAACATCTATCTCATTAAATTCATATCCACTTTTATAAACTTTATGTCGACCAATTGGTGCAACCCAATGATTGGTTTGTATTGCAAGTTCTTCTGATATAACCTTTTCCCAAATGTTTTCCCTATGTAATAAAATCTTCTGAATTGGATAATCTAATAATTCATCTATTATATTGAAAAATGCTGGTTCGTCCCAATTTATCTTACATCCACTATATTGGTCAAATAATTCATTCAAACACCAAGTTGAATTATAATCCCAAATATTTTTTGGAAATGGTAAATCAAATTGTTTCCAAGTTCTTGGTGGTGCATCAAACCAAACAAATTTTTTATTACTCAATTGACTTATAGCATTCATCAGATGATTCGAACCTGTCCTTTTCATCGACAATAACATAAATTTATTCACTTACAAATCCACACCTTAAAACTATTTCATGACTTGGTTTATTCCATTCATCAATCTGTGACCATATAAAATCATGTTTTAGTTTAGAAATGTTAAGAATATACCACATCATTTGTATACCATAACCTGCACCTCTTTGTGATTTCTCCACATATAAATTTTTACATTCTTTTGTGTTATTGTCCATCCAAACCCAACCATCACAATTTTTTAAATTTAAGAAATCCCAACCATTATTTAATCTATGTTCAGCATCGTCTACATTCCACATCAAATCCCAATTCAACTCTGATTGAAATTTCTCAATGGACTTTTCCAATTTGTACTTATTTATTTCTCTTACATATTCTACATTATGTACATTTGGACAGAATGTGTAATCTTCTAAGTATCGTGTGTATTTAATCATCAAAAAATGAATCTAAATATTCAGACTTTCTATCATCCTCAGTTTTACTGGGCAATCCAAGAAATTTTCTCTTATCATACTTGTATTCACTAAATTCACCATTCTTTCTAACATAATGTATGAATAACTGAACACATTCGTAACCTGAAAAAGGTAATCTCCAATGATTCATCGTTGTACCTGAGTAAAAACACATATCACCCATTTCAAGAATAATAGATTTGGATGGTGATGATCTTGCAGATTCCTCAAACCCCTCTGGTCCATACTTTTCAAAGTCGTACTTTTGCATCATAATAGGCCACTTTTTATCGAAATATATCGGTAAGGTAGCACTAAATTCACAAGAGGGTCTATCACAATGTGGTTCTAAAATATCACCTTTGTTGTAGATTCTCAAAAAGGTATAACAAGGATACAACTCCTCACCAATTACACTTTCGGCTATCGGTAGAGTCCACTTCAATATAGCATCATTTAATGTATCACCATACATTGTGATGGTACCAGGTACCTGTTGGGCATCTAAATCGAACTCACTGTTGTGTATTTTTATCTGATAATAATTGTATATTAATTCGAGTACATCTTTGTGTATAACATTACTCTTGACTTCATAACCATTTTTACTGAACACATTAACTCCAAGGTGGTATTACATAAGGTCCTTCTGATGAAGTTGCCGGTACTAAATAACTCTCGGTCAAAACCTCATCTTCAAAATGACGATATTTGTAGTAGGAACCCGTATCATAATTTGAATTGAATGAATGAGTTGCTTCGGTATCCTCTATTGCCAAGGTGTAGACCTCTTCGAAATGAGATTGACTCATATGAGAAGCACTCACCATAAGGGTTGCTAAACCATCATCTAACTCATTTTTCCACCAAGACCAACTGCCTGTTAAATCAGTAACATTATCAAATGTATGAATTACTTGTCTTGCTGCCACACATGGTTTTTGGTCTACTATATCTGCTATAGCTATTGGGGGCATAAAAGAACCACTTGGTGGTGGATATCCGTAATCAATAGGTTCATCGGACAAGTAAACACTACCTGATTCATCAACTTGAATTGATGAGGTGTTCATTAGTAGATGACCCGATATCTTAAATGTTTTTGGCATATTTAATTCCTATTAATTTTCAAATTGACCACCCTCATGGTAGGCTCGATTATTAGGATGACCACTATTAATATTTACCGCCATTGCTCCAACTTGAGCTGAAGGTAAAACCGTATCCCAAATCAAAACCTTAGACCATATCCAATCCCCATCTGAACTCGATGGATTCGGATACGCATTACCACCAAACGATACGGTATTACTTGGTGCCCGTGGATTTGATTGTGGTGTTGGAAAAGCGTGAGTGGTTTGCATCACACCAGCTACAAACGGACTTGGTTGGTCGAAATCTTGATACCATCCCACACGAGGATTTGATGATTGTAGAGTCAACGCCATAAATTTTTGTTTAGCATAATATTGTGTGGTTTTGGGTGATGGTATGGCAAATGCTGCATCAGCAAAAGGTGCTGCATCAAATCCAACAGGTACGGTTTGCCAAGTTTGAGAAGGACCTAAATACACATAGGTTTGTGCTCCTGGTCCTGATTGACCTGGATAAACTGCCATATCACCATTTGTACTCGGTGAGTGACTCATCCATCTTCTCCGAGTTGGTGAGTTTGGGTAATGTGTGTTCGTGCCTGGCCAACTACCTGGTCTGATATATGGGCCTCTTGCATATGCAAACATATATGTTGTTGGATCCTGAGAACTAAATAATGCACCGGTATGATAGGGATTACCTGGCTGTTTAGTCAATCTGGCTCCCTTGTAATTCTCAGGTAAAGGTATAGCTTTAAACTCAGGATTTGGATACTTTGGTTGAATAGCTGGATAGTTTGAAATTGTTTGATTTGCCTTTTGATTTGGACTCGATGAAGTAGTCGTGTGTATGGTTAAGTCAGCATCCAACCTCGTTGTTAAATCATATATGGTGTTATCAGGACTTGAAAAACTACTTGGGTGACCAATATCCCAATGTCCTATTATCTGTGGGCCACTTGTGAGACTATATTGTGCCGGGCCATTGTGTACTTTTAACCGATTCATAAAGTAATTCTCGGTGGGTAAAATATCGTAAATATCCCAATGTGATTTTTTACCAGGTACTTCTTTCATACTCACTACCCTACACGGTACCATTGCACCATAAAGAGCCTGTGTGATTTTCATATCCTTTCTCTTCGGTGTAAGACAAATCATACCAGGTCTCAACTTCATTACCATCATGTTCTTCACTTCGTAGGTAAGTTCAGGTTTGTAAGAAGCCCAACCATAAGTGGGTTTATCCTTTTTTATACCAGCCTCATTATGAGTTCCAAATATTTCCTTACCATCGGTTCTATCCATACGAATATTAAACTCTTGTGAGTTTATCACCTTTAATGGTTTTTCAAATAAAAATTCACTTGTGAAGTAAGTTCCACTACACTCGAATGTTATCTCCACAACCCTTTCTGGCATTTCTGAATCTTTTGCCCTTGCAAGTATTGCAGAAACTATCTTGTCCTCTTCACTACTCAGAACAGATTGACCTTCCAATGGATTTGTTATTATACCATCGATTCCACTAATAAAATTATCTGATTTTGCCTGTATTTGAAATCCGTGATAATTTAAAGAGTTGTCTAATGTTGTAATACCCTTTACTCTTCTTCGTTCTTTGATGATTTCAATCTTTTCTACCTTTACTTTCTCACCATCTCGAAGTAAAACATCACCTACTTTCAATAGATGAATAGGTTTGAAATCACCCCTATTATTTTGATACACCAATATTGAACACGAATGGACGAACTCAAATTCGTCATTTATTTTAAAATGTCTGTAATGAAATGGATGTACCCTTTCGATTTCCTTATTTATAATGTTTTCATCTACCTCATCATTCAAGAATAAGTTGGAATGGTCTATTCTGTTTGGAAACTTTGAATTTTCGTGTTCGTGATAATCGTATAATTGAGTATAAACATTTGGAGTCATGTTGTAGGAGTGCTTACGAAACATCATTGAGTAATGTTTTACCTCCACATTAAAGCCCGTTTGATAGTCTAAATCACTCTGTATAAACTCTTCCACATAATCATACTCGGATAATTTAGACAAAAAGTCTTTTTTGGTATCGAATTTAGATATAGATATACCACTCTTCTTATCTATGTCGCGTTTTTTGAAAACAAAGTACTTCCCTTTCTCATAAATATCTTTACCTGAATCCGGAGTAGAAAGAGATTCTTTTTGTAAAAGTCTTTTGAATGCCAACTTATCTTCTGCAAACTTATCAATTGGACAATTTTTATCCCAAGCAATTCTTAATATGAAATCTCTTCTATCATAATCAAAATTCCATATATCTTCCCCCTTCCAAGGATCATATGTTTGTATTCTTACAGGTGTGTCTTTACTTAATAATTGTAACTCCTTGAACCACTTTCCATTTTCAGTAATTTCTCGTGTTCTTTCTTCAATTAAAACAATTATACTTTTATACTCCCACTTCTTCACAATTTCAAATATTGGATTGAAGTCGAACCAATCCACTAAATCATCATCAACTGCGGTATTAGTGTTTATTTCTGTAATATATGGTTCGTATTCTCTTGGAATTATATCCCAGCAATACAATAACGCTTCATTTCTTTTGAGAAAACTTTTATCTCTGAGAAAGAAATGTTCAATATGATCTACTGAATTGTGAACGATGTGCTTGTAAACTATTTTATCAAATATACTTTTCATATCTATAAATATATATTATTACGAAAAATGTTATTTAAAACATGGGCCGTGTATCCAAGTAACTATTGAATATCGGTTTCCCTTTGTTACAGGTTTGACTGCATGCATTAAATATGAAGGAAAAAATATTATAGTTCCCGCAGTTTTAGGATAGTGGATTATATCAGTTCCATCGTGATTTTTACCCACTCCATCAAATACTAATTCACCACCTTCATAATCATCATTTACTAATATTGTACAGGATAGTTTTCTAAAACACGATGGTGCTGCTCCACCGACATCCATATGAAAATCGTATTTTCCTTTTTCATTACTATCGTATCTTAGATATATTGAGGTTTCAAGAAATCCGTGTAAATCAAACCCATAAACATTCTGATTGGCACTCCAAACCAATTCCTCTAACTTTTGATAAAACCAGTCAAATTCTCTTATGTGTGGTATTGGGGTTTCATATGCAACTCTTTCAGAATCCTCGCCCCTTTGACCAAAACTAGCATCTCCATGAGTAAGAGCAGGGGTTTCTTCTAAATCCCCAATCTTTAAAAGTTGCTTTAACCTTTTTAACTCGAATTCATTATATGCACCCTCAATAGCAAATGGGAAACTCAATTCTCTCTGTGAGAGTTCCATAGTTTTTGATAATATTCCAGCTCTTAACATTTAATTCTCCAATTTAATTTCTTTATATTTTTTCTTTTCATGTTCTGAGACATCCAACCTCCATTCAAAATCAGGTTTCATACTCACATCGAATACACTATCGAAAATAAATAAAGATTTATCCGACATTGGTTTATGTTCGATTACTCGTTTGGTGAAAAAACCACCCTTCCATAACTGAAAGGTCAAAAATTGATGAGTTTTCTCTTGGGATTTCTCGTAATAAAATATTTTGGTATTGTATTTTTCATCATCGAACTTATAGTAAATAGATTTACCCAATCTTCTTTCCGTTTCCCTTGAAAAATCCTTTAAGTGTGATTCTATTAATCCGATAAACAATTCATTATTCTGATAATTATCTTCTTTAATCAAATCATCTAATAAGAAATTGTCTCGGCAAAAATATATTAACGAACCTATTACATTTGGAACTACTTGATATGGATTCATATCGTGTTTCCTGCACAAACATATCTTGAACCTGAGAATTTTTTAGGTTTCACTTCATGTGATACCCAACCAGGAAAAAATAATAAATTACCTCTTTCACTATATATTTTTCTACCATCTTGTATTTCTAATGGTGGAAAATCTTCGGATTCATTTAGGTTCATACAAAAAGACCACCTACAAGGTCTATGATTGTGTTCTCTTGCATAATCATCACTCTTATATTTAGCACACCAGATATCCGAAACTTTAAGGTGTAACTTATTTTCAATCAATATGTTCTCAACGATACCTATCATATCTTCGAAAATATCCTTATATTTAGAATTTAGTTGTGTTTTATATTCTGTCATCTGACAGAAAAGATTTGTGGTAAACCCCATTTCATCACCAGTCTCATCCATCATTGATATTAACGAATCAAGTAATATATCATCATTTACTTTATACTTGATTATTGGTATTGGAAATGACCTTTCATACCAACCAACATCAGGTGTAATACACTCTATTCTATGTTCCGAGTCCGACATCGTTCATAATTGTCGTGGGTACTTTACCACAATTCCCACAACTATAGATATCAATTGGTGCAAGAGCCTCTTCACCCGTTGGTGACATGATTGCAGATATTCGTTTGATTATAGTTGCCTTTATCCAAACATAGTTATCACAATCCTCACATTTCATAGTTTCAGCCTGAGATAGATCAACTTGTACTTTCTGAGGTTGTGGTTGTTGACCGGGTTGAGGTTTAAATTTTCTTTTTGCCATTTTTTCTCCTTAAATTATTTCGTCAATTAACCCATACTTTAAACAGGTTTCAGCATCCCATAATAAATCGTGTTTCAATATTTCATCAAGTTTCTTCATTGGAACTTTAGTATATTTCTTATACACATCTTTAATGGTTTTCATCATCAAATCAAGATTCTGTTTCTCATCCTCGAAATTAGAGTATGTTCCCCAAAACTGACTTGATAGTTGATGAATCAGCATATAGGAATTACGACTCATAAATCTATAATTACCCACCACCGATAGGAATGTTGCTGCACTTGCTGCAAATCCATCTACATATGTATGAACAGGTACCTTAGTTCTTAATATAGTATCCATAGATGCTATACCACTAACTACACTACCACCACCTGAATTTATGTATATTCTTAAAGTTGGTGGTACTTCTAAATCCAATGTATTACATAGAGTCAAACTCTTCGTTTCAATTTCACCTATCTTTTTATTAAGTTCAGATGCACTATCTCTATTCACATTTGAATAATAATAAATTTTATTCTCGTGAACTGAAATATGTTTTTCTGATTTATTAGAGGTATTTACAGTTTTTAATGTGGGTGATTTTTTCTCACCCCAATATCTTTGTTCCATTACTCTATCACATCCACTATTTTAGATTGTTTTGCTACAATGGTTTCGAATACAAATACTGAATCCTTTAACCATTCATTTACTTTTGTTTCTGCAACACTTACCGAATCACATTCAACCAAGTAAGTCTTACGGACTTTCTTTTCCTTTACTCCGTTTTTTGTCTGTATTTCCTCAATGAATACAACCGTTGCTTCAAAGTACATTATAACTCCTTATTTAACTATTTGTAAAATTTCTATTAACATAGCCATCGCGTTAATTTCCTTATCCACAACTTGAGCATCGGATAATTCATATTTTGCTATAACCAATATACATTCGGCCACATGACCTCTACCATAAATATCCACTTCATCATACAAAAGACGAAATAAATCTGCAAAATCCGTAACCTTACTATCTGCCATTAACTGACGAATATTCTTAAATGCATTTTTCTTATCTTGTGTTTTGAGAATATCTAACAACTTCATCTTGTAATCATTCTCCACAATACTCTGCTTATCAATTGTTAATTTACCACCAAGTGATTGTCTTTGTGCACCATTGATAACTCGTCTGATATCTGGATAACCACTATTGACCAACATTTTTAAATCTTCCATCTCATATTTTATACTTTCATCGGTCAAAATATTATGTAAATGTTTTGCAACATCATTTTTATTTGGTGGTATAACTTGAAATATTTGACACCGTGATTGTATCGGGTCGATTATTCTCTCGACAAAATTACAAGTCAAGATGAACCTACAATGTTTACTAAATGTTTCCATTAGGTTACGAAGTGCTGCCTGAGAGTGTGGACTTATAAAATCAACCTCATCTAAGATTATGATTTTCATATCTTGAAATCCTATCGTTGATGCAAAGTTTCTAACCTTTGGTATCAAATCATCGACTCTTCTTACATCAGATGCGTTAATGTATAGATGGTCACAATTTATGTTATTCATAAGTAGTTTTGCCAATGTCGTTTTACCTGTACCAGCCTTACCAAATAACATCAAGTGTGGAATATCACCACTATCTAAATATACTTTAACCTTCTCTTTTAATTGTTCATTACCAATATATGTATCAAGATTACTTGGTCTATATTTTTCTACCCAAAGGGTGTGATCATTCATATTTTTTTCCATATCCAAATTGGTTCTCCAAATGCCTGGTTTTTAGTTTCTTGTGATTTCTCTTTAAGGTCATCCGAGTAGTAATCACTAACAGCGTTTCCAGCTCCTGCTGAATTGAATCTCTTAGTCATCTCCATTCCTATACAACCCTCGTATTTTAATCCTTGTGACTTTATATAGTCATTCATAGCGTTTGTTATATCAACATAACCCTTTACGGATTCATGATAAACATCTGCTATATTTACGGCAAGTATACCATCCTTCTTTAATGTAGGTATCAACTTACCGATTGTTTTGTGTAGGAAATTTTCATTCCAACTATCTATCGTGGTATACCTTTTAAAACTTTGGGTATCCTCGTCACTATACTTCTCCACATCAAAATAAGGTGGTGAAGTAAATATGGTATCGAAATGATTTTCATAATCTTTATAGTCCACATCTTCTGCTGGACTACATATCAAATCGACTTTCTTCTCTTCTTCAAAAAATGTTTGATGTTTTTTGTAAAACTCTACTTGTCTCTTATAGTTAGGGTGGTTTTTTGAATTAGGATCTATCCCAACATAATGTTTGGTAGTTTCCCCACAATAGAAACCTGCCAACCTGTCTCCCCAACCAGCACTAAAATCAAGTACATTTTCACTCTCGAAATAATCATAGAATGCCTTTGCTATACTTGGTTTGAATTGTGATGCTACATACTTTCTCAAAGTTGTGGCCATTCTAAGAGTTTGTAAATCAACCTTGAGTAAGACCTTTTCTAATGTGTAGTATGCCCTTACTATGGTTTTAATTCCCTTTACAGTTTGCCATGTTTTCCATCCACTTGGCATCCTTGTCCAATCAACCTTCCATCTATTCTCTATATGAAACGGATTAGATGCGTTATTTCCCTTATTATCTCGTTTGAAATATTTCGGTGTTAATTGATACTTAGTATCTCTTTCGTTTCTCGGAAACCATTGACCTTCTATTAGTAAATCAGGCCATTTGATTCCCTTGAGTTTGTTGAGACTTTTTAATGTGTCCTTTTCGGATATATTAGGTACAGGACAAGGATAAGTATGAAGTGCCTTTGATAACTCCTCAATCACATCATCCTTTTCATATGTATCCATTATATGTTTCCATTCTTTTGCATCTATGAAAAGATATGGTTTCATATTATAAAACTTCTTAAAATAACTCTCTATGTCTTTTTCCATACCCAAATAGGTTCTCCGAATTTTTTATCTTCTTTATTTTCAAGTGATTTTTCTGTCCACACAGAACCCTCATAACTTTTTGCCGTTCCAGCTCCACCACTATTAGGTCGTTTGGCCATTTCCATTCCAATACAACCTTGATACTCTCCTAACTTGGATAAGTAGTCATTCATAGGATTACAAATCTCTAACCAACCCCTTTCGGTACTCCATTTAGCATTTGAATAAACATCACTAATATTCACTAATAAATATCCACCAACTTTTATAGAATCCCATAAATTACCCAAGGTCGAATGTAAGAAATCTTTGTTCCAATCATCTATATCTTTGTATCTAACCCAACTTTGAGTATCATCATAGCTATAGCGTTCCACACTAAAGTACGGTGGACTCGTAAATACCATATCGAAATGTTCTTTGTACGGGGCGAAATCAAAATCTTCCGCGGGACTACAATGAAAATCACACTTTCTATCGTGTTCAAAAAATCCCAAATGTTTTTGGTAAAACTCTGATTGTTTCTTGTAGATAGGGTGATTCTCCTTTCTTGGATCCAAACCAACATAGTGTTTACCATGTTCACTTGCATAAAATCCAGCCAACCTATCACCCCATCCCATTGAGAAATCAAGTATGTTTTCAGACTTGAACATATCATAAATTATCTTTGCTACATTAGGTTTAAACTGAGAACAAATATACTTTCTCAACCCAATCATGGTTCTCAATATATTCTTGGTAATCTTAGGCATCTTCAATGAGTAAGCACTACCCATGAGTGTCGTCATAAACTTTTCACTTTCCCAAGTTCTCTTAGGACCTGGACTTACTGAACCATCTACTGACCATCTATTTTCTACTTGGAAGTAGTTACTTGCAATATTACCAGCATTGAGTCGTCTAAAATATAATGGTTTCCCATCGTGTAGTAAATCATATGTGTATTCAGTTCCCTCTCTAGCATACCATTCACCCTCAACCATAATTTCATTCCACTTCATACCTTTGAGTTTTTGGAAATCTTTATATGCCTTCTTTTCGGTCAAATCAGGATATGGTAATGGATAGGTCATTGCAACTTTAGCAAGACTTTCTTTTACATCATCCTTGTCGAATGTTTCCTTTATGTACTCCCAATCCTTTTCATCTATTTCGAGATAGGGCTCCATATTATAAAATTTATCAAAGTAATCTATATACATTAAAAGAACTCGTGATTTATAGTTTGTTTCATTTCTATTTTTATTTTTTCGTAAAATTCTTCACCATAGGTTTCAATTAAGGCTTTTTTGGATTGTAACCAAATCTGATGAACAATATTCTCTATCTTATCATCTAATATAAGTTCATCTCTTTTATTCTTATGTGACTTTTTTAATTTATAATGGTATTTACCTTCTTCAATTCTATCCAATTCATAATCTTGTGGTTTTGGACAATGTAAGAAAGCCCAATTACCAAGAATTATACGATTTGACTTGTTTGGTTCTAATGGATACATCTTACAAAACACAGGTCTATCATCACCTAAACTACATCCACTTCCATCTTTACTTAGTAAATCACAACAACCATTTTGTTGCCATTCCAACTCTAAGTCTAATCCAAACTTTTTTTGGTATTTTTCTTGTTCTTCTTCTGTGATTTCAACATGAAAGGAATTGTGGTTACAACAACCGAAGTTACACAAACCACACATTATCTTTTTTTCCAACCACGCCTTAGAAAAAGTCGTGTTTGACTTGCTCATGTTTCCTTCTCATTTCTCTATCAATTATGGTTTCGTATTCTGATTTATACCATTTAATTTTCTCAACATACTTCAGGTCGTATTCCTTGACTCCCACATCCCAAAACAATACTTTTTTGGATGGTTTGATATTATTAATCATCCATTCCCAAGCCTTAGCCTCATAGGTTTGGTCAAGTGGCAAACCCTCTTGTAGTTTTAATTTGTATTGATACGGAAAATTTGATTGTACTACTGAAAAGTCTCCATCAAACTTGTACTTATCAGGTAGTCTATCGTATGATGCCTTTCTATTCCTATGAACATACTCACTTAGAGCAACTGGATGTATGGTTTTAACATTTTTTTTGTTAAACAACTTACACCCCATAGCGACTCCTAACATAGATAAACCACTTCCTGCTATCCCCACGATGGTTTCAACTTCATCAGGTATATTCTTCACCTGTTGTGCAACGGTTTTCATCACTTCAAACCCATTCATTCCAAATTTAATCTGAAAATAACCAGTCTCCACCACGAGTTTTTTAGCATCAAGCTCAGGACCTGATATGTTGGGATTACCCACACCATACACTTTAGCACCAAACTTTTGAGACAATGAAGAATTAATTCTATAACTATCTATTATATGATCTGGATAGTGTGGAATCGTAATCAAACATTTCAATCCAAAGTATTTTGCTACTGCACTTGTGATACAAGATTGTGGTGATGGAATACCAGCCGCAGTTAGTATTCCACCATTACAATCATTCTTGATGTGGTCTAAATTATCATAAACAAGTTTAGCACATTGTCTGACTTTACCACCACTTACACCTGCAAGATTAAAAAGGTCGTCTCGTTTGACCGAGTAACCATTGTGTTCTTCAATCGGTGTAAGTTCGTTTACCCAATCGTGAAAATGTTCTTCACTAAAAGTTGGGAAATTGTCGAGATTAATCGACATCCTGAACGGCTACCAAGTAGTAAGTTACATCGTAATCATCAACCTTAAAGTTGATACGAGCTAAACCATCTTGTGCCACTTCGAGAGTTGCACTTTCACATTCTTTGTTAGCAACCAATACATCTTTAAACAAGTTAGCGTTAAAAGACACATTGTTGATGTTTTCCGCCTCTTCGGTCTGTACAGGAATTGTTACACGATTCGTGTTTATTGAAGCATAACCAATTACAACTTGTACTCCACTGTCATCTGATAAAACCGTAAAGGTTTCAGTATCACTTAGAGCACTTTTTCCACTAATAAACCTCACGATAAACTGAGTATCGACTTTGATTTTCACTTGAAATTCAGGAAGTTGTTTTAGTGCTGGTGGTTGGTTAATAACTGATTTATCCGATAACATAAAATTAACAGATGAATGTTGGTCTGAAACCTCAAGAGCAATAGCCTTATCACCACTACTTTTCAAATTATATGTAACATCATCTGATAATACACTTAATAGTTTACTTAACTGTTCAGTATCATAAACCCCAAGTTCTGTAGCATCAAAATCGAAGTTATCAACACTCAACTCACCCAACAGAGCTTTATCACCTGTGATAAACCTTGTGTTGAGTTTATTGTTTTTACTATTGATTACAACAGCATTTACATTACCACCTAAATGATATTTATCAATAAACCGTGTTAATTTAACTTTTTCCATTTATTATTCTCCTTATATTCTGTATATACATATATACAAGTTTTCTCAAAATTAAAAAAATCTTTCTATACTTTGTTCTTGATCTACTGGTTTACCCCAGTCCAAACAATCGTAGAACATTTGTATTTTTTTAGTTAGTGCCTGATCATAAATTTTATCTATATCCATTGTGTTTTTTATGAATTCCATTATTTCAGGTGGGTCCTCATAACCTTTATATGCAACAACCTTTAGTCCCAATGGATTATTCTTCAAGTATACCCAACGAATTTTATCACCATTATTTATAAACCCATACTTCTTGTCTTGTCCAAAATATCTAACCAAATCATTATATGCTATCGCCGCTTTTACATGAACAGGACACCCTTTCTTTGTTTCTGAAAATGATGAAGTATTCTCTTTATTTTTTTGTAGATATTTCCAAATACCCTTTACACCAGTTGGTGATGATATTTCATCTAATGGGCTAAATTTCATATTTTTCTTAAACCTAACAATCCTATGGTCTACCTTGTCTTTTGGAACACTTGCCAAAATATCATCTAACACATTAGATAACAACTTTCTAAACGATGGGGCGAAGTTACTACGAACCGTATCTAAACCCTTCACCATAGTTTTATTCACTTGAACACCATTATCGGATATAATCTTCATACCATATCGTTTCTTCACAATGAACAATCCAGCTTTTGCTACAATTTCTTGTTTAATCTCAAATCTATGAATATCGAGATTACAAAACTTTTGTGCAAAATAATCATAACTTTTATTTAGATAACCTTGTACTTCGGTAGCTATCTCATTAATTCTTTGAGTTTTCATCACATCACTTAACTCTTGATTTGGATATCTCTTTTCAATC